ATGGCAGATAAAATTTTCAAAACACACAGACAACAATTAAAAATACTCCGTTCTCGCGGTTTAACAATCAACAAAAGTTCTCAAGGTTCAAAAACCATACGAATTCTTGAACGCGAGAACTATTATAGTGTTATAAATGGTTACAAAGAACCTTTTATTGATGGTTCATCTGCTACAGAAAAATATGTTAATAATACTAAATTTGATGAATTGTACTCCCTATTTAACTTTGACAGATCTATTCGTATTATATATTTAAAATATATTCTCAAAGCTGAACACCAATTAAAATCTGTTATAGCACATAAGTTTTCAAAACAATATGGTCACGATAATTACTTAAAAATAGATAATTTTGATAATTCTACGGACAAAATAAAACAAGTCCTCGACACTATAGGTAGAATTCAGAATGCTTTATCAAATCAAATGGGAAAAAGCAATGAAATTACTCATTATATGTCTAAATATGGTTATGTTCCTCTTTGGGTTTTAGTTAATATACTTACTTTAGGTGAAATGTCATATTTTTATGAAAATATGAAACAACACGATAAAAATGAGGTTGCAAGAGAATTTCACATTCAACCTCAAGAACTTGCAAAGTACATCAAAAATCTTACTCTTGCAAGAAATCTCTGTGCCCACGATGAGCGTTTCTATGATTTTTCTTACAAGTGGAGTCTTGCATCATCCACTATCAGCAAATTTAATATTTTTGCAATTCCTGTTTCAAGTGGTAATTATGCCTATGGTACTAAAGATGCTTTTTCGATAGCGGTCATTCTTTCTTTGCTCCTTTCAAAAAAAGACATTTTAGAATTCATCTCTTTTTTAGATAAAGAATTTAAAAAATTAGATAAATCATTAACTACAATTACAATTGAACAAATTATGCTAAAAATGGGATTTGGTCCTAATTGGAAAAAACTTACCAAAATAAGATAGAATAAAATGTAAATAGAATTAAGCTTGTATACTCTCCTATAAAATCAACAGTCCCCTTGAATCATACACGCTTTCGCTTGTATCATTGCCGCATCTGATTGCTCTGTCGAGTGCCATTACAGTTGCAATAGCACCATCAATTTTCTCTGTTGATTTTTCTTTATCCATTTTCACATTTCCTGCAGGGTCTGTTCGGACTGTAACATTATCTATCATCCATTGCAATACGGGGTGACCTCCGTGTGCTATTTTTTCTTCAAGCACAAGCTTCATAAGTTCCTTAGTCGGAGGTGACATATCCTTAAATCCTTGTCCGAAGGGAACGACAGTAAATCCCATACCCTCAAGGTTCTGAACCATTTGAACCGCACCCCAACGGTCAAATGCAATCTCTCGTATGTTATATTCCTCACCAAGCTTTTCAATGAATTTTTCTATGTAACCATAGTGAACAACATTACCTTCGGTTGTTTCAAGTAAGCCTTGCCGATTCCATACATCATATGGCACATGGTCTCGCCGGACTCGAAGTTCAAGGTTTTCTTCCGGTATCCAAAAGTATGGTAGTATAACAAATTTATCGTCCTCATCTTCAGGAGGAAAGCATAACACAAAAGCCGTTATATCGGTTGTGGATGAAAGGTCAAGTCCTCCGTAACAGACTCGTCCTTTTAATAAATCTTTGTCAACCGCAAAGGAGCATTTGTCCCATTTATCCATCGGCATCCACCTAACTGTCTGCTTAACCCATTGGTTCAAACGGAGTTGCCTAAAGCTATTCTCTTCGGCAGGGTTTTGCTTTGCCGATTCACAAGCAGCTTTAACTTTATCAATGCCGACAGTGATGCCGAGTGACGGATTTGCTTTTTTCCATACCTTGGGGTCAGTCCAATCATCCGTTTCATCCGCACCATAGATAACCGGATAAAAAGTCGGGTCAATTTTTCTTCCTGCAAGTATGTCCTTTGCCTTTTGGTGAGTTTCATAACAGATTGAATGCGTATCTGTGCCCGCAGTTGTAATGAGAAAATATAATGGTTGCATACGAGCATCACCTGAGCCTTTTGTCATAACATCAAATAGCTTTCTGTTAGGCTGGGTGTGAAGCTCATCAAATACAACCCCATGTATATTAAAGCCGTGCTTGGAATAAGCCTCGGCGGATAATACTTGATAAAATGAATTTGTAGGTGTGTATATAATTCGTTTTGTTGCCGTCAGTATTTTAACTCGTTTATTAAGTGCAGGACACATACGAACCATATCGGCAGCTACCTCAAAAACTATACTGGCTTGTTGTCTGTCTGCAGCACAGCCATAAACCTCGGCTCTCTCTTCAAAGTCACCGCAGGTGAGAAGAAGTGCGACCGCCGCCGCAAGCTCCGATTTGCCCATTTTCTTGGGAATCTCAATGTATGCCGTATTAAACTGACGGTAACCATTCGGCTTTAGTGTTCCGAATAAATCACGGATAATCTGCTCTTGCCAGTCTATAAGTTCAAACTTTTTTCCTGCCCATGTACCTTTGGTATGGCATAGGCTTTCAATAAAGGCTACCGCAAAATCAGCTACGTTTTTATCATAGGTTGAGTCCTTTGCTTTAAATTGTGTCGGTTTATATTTTTTAAGTTTTCGTATTATTCACACCTCCGTTCCTAAAAATGAGTATAAAAAATAGCCGTCACTTTTAAAATTTACGACTTTTATATAATAACGAGAAACAGAGCCTATTTTAAGGCTCCGATTCAAGATTGTTTATCCGAGTATTACTGTTTTTGCCGGGTCATTTCCGTCTTGGAATAATTCTTCTGTTCCTTTTTCAATGGGTGAGAAGAGATAGTAAAGTGTGTGATAGCTATTGCCTTCGTCATCGGAGCTGATAACAATGTTCTTATCTCCGTTTCCAAGCTTTACTTGTTCCTGACAAGCTTTTAGCAATTCTTTAACTGTAATTCCGTTATTCATTAAATTTCCCACCCTTCATTGTATTGTGAATGGTGTTTAGGATTTCTTGTTGCTCCGTTTCGTTAATGCCGAGGGTTTGAAGAGCCTCAAGAATACCACAATCAGGGCAAATGTTGGTTTTACCGTCTACTCGTGACAATGCAGGTCTTCCGGAGTAAGCCTTGCCACACTTCGGACAAATCCCCGTTATTTTTTCTTTTGTTTTCATAGTGAAAATGCCTCCTTACTAAAGTTATACGCTTCTTTTAATGTTTCCAAATTAAAGCCGAAATTATGATATCCTTCAATGCAGGTTCTAACATAGCTTTCGGAAGGAATACCGTGTTCTCTGTCCTCGTGCATAATATATACAAATACCTTTCTCTTTCGCACCTTGCCCGTCACATAGCCTTTAATCGGCAAGGTTAACTCCTTCTTGTAATAGAAGGTTGGATAGCCTTCGTATCGGTCAAGGTTCGCCTCATCGTGCTCTGTAACCGCCCACACGGCAACGGGAACACTGTAGCCTTGTTCTTTTTCGACCGTTAGGTAAGAACCGCTTTGTGACCCCTTAAAAAGCAATCTGTAGCCGTCAAGCTTGCTTGTGCCGATAATCTTTGCACCCGGACAACGAAACCTCATTTGATAAATATTTAGGTTGCTGCCGTATGCGATGTAATATCTCTTTTCCATAGTGCGTGAACTCCTTTCAAATTGTTCTGTCACTGCCTAAAGACCGCCTAAGCGGTCGAGGTAGGTTTAGGATTTTTCTTTTATGCAAATGTTCTGCCGTTTCTAAAAGCGGTGTCACCTGCAAGTCTCTTTGTAAGAAGTTCTCTTGCTGTCTTGAATTCCTCTCCGATAAATCCTAAGCGGAGGAGCCAAGTTCTCATTGCGTATTTTGGGTTTTCATTTTGTTGTGGCTTCGGGCTTGCCGTTTTTACTTCCTTTGCCATTTGGGAAAGGGCAAGGCAAAGTTGAATGTAGCTTTTAAGTTGTCCTGCGTGAAGTCCGTTTTGCTTTCCGTCTGCAGGGGCATCAAATTGGAAAAGTCTAAACTCAACCGTTCCTTTTGTGAAGGTTGCGTGTAAATTCAGCTGGTGGTATCTTGATTCATTGTAATGATGGCTTCTGCCGTAGTCTGCTCCGTTTCCTCTGTACCAAATGTCTGCAAGCTCTGCCATTGTTGTAGGCTTTTTCTTGTTTAAGGCTTTAAGGAAGTCCGGGTCAACCGTTCTGCAATATCTTGTTGTTCGGTAATGGTCAATATCCAAGGAGTTTATCAAAAGGTTTTCGTGGCTTGCCATAATGTTTGCAAGGTTTCTAAGGGTTTTTGCGGTATGTCCTTTCGCTCCGATGTGAATGTGAACCCCGCAACCTCTTGTCGAGTCGCTCTTTGCTTTTGCCTTGCGAAGAAGTCTAATAAGCTCTTGCAAGGTTTCAATGTCTTCGTATGTAAGTATCGGGGTTACAAGTTCGCACTTTTGACTGTCGGGTCCCGCAATGCTTACATCCTTTTGGAATTTCCATTCTCTGCCTTGCTCGTCCCAAGCTGACCAAGTGCAGTATCCGTTTCGGCTTGCTGTGTCTTCAAAGTGGTTTGTTCCGAAGAATCCGGCTGCAATGGCGGCTGCGTTTTCTCTTGTTATGTTGTTCATTTCAATTTCAACCCCAATGGTTTGTTTCTTCATTTCTGCGATTTGGTTTTCGATTTTTGTGTTCATAATAAATCCTCCTAAACCCTTGTCCTGCAAGGCTTTTCTTTAATTTTGTTATACACATATTACCGTCATTTCGAGGATTTATCAATACCATTACTACACAAAGATACACACTTTATATTGTGTATATTATGGCGGTTTACAGGCTTTTATTCTTCGGGAAAACCTATGCCTTCAAAGTTGTAATTGCCTTGTTTTATTTGCTCTATATCAGCCTTGACCGCCTCTTTGAATTCAGGCTTTTCTCGTTCCTTTTTCGAGCATTCCATACATATGCAGTCCTCATTAAACATTGACATTGTTCTGCCACCGTCAAGAGAACCTCCGCAGCGGTCACAGTATTTTTGAGAGAAGAATTTATCCATTGCTCTTCACCTCGCTTTTAAAGGCTGATGAGCCTGAAAGGTTTTGAAGTAAAATTTTTCTGTCGGCTTTGAACTCATCACCCACAAAACCCAATCGTAAAAGAAAGCACCTGAATGCGTATTTTTCCGAATTCACAGTGCTTTCCGTTTTATTTATTCTTTTTTGGTTCATTGTCATTTCACAAAGCTTTGTTATAAAGGTAGTGTAGGCTTTTAGTGTTTCGGCATTGGATTGATTATCAAACCAAGGAAAGCCGACCTTATCTTCATACATTTTTACTCGAATGTCATTTATTCCGAGTGCCTTTTTTATTAAGCTACCTTTCGTTTCAAGTAGGCTTGTAAGACTGCCGACTTTTACATTTTCAAAAGGGACTTGAATTTCAACAGTTGTAGCTTCCGAGGATTCCTCGGTTACTGTCTCAAATTCAAATCCCTCATCATAAATGTGTTGAAGAAGTCTTTCGATTGTTTCTTCCGAAAGAGTTCCGAACTCAACATTGCCGTTTTTGTCGATTGTTGTTTCACCGATTTCATAAGCGAATGTCGGAGCACCTTTGTAGTTTAGTTCATAGCCAAGCCAAGCTGATAGTTCGTTTGCCAGTTCCTTTCTTTTAGAACCCGGCACATTAAATTTTATTGCCATTAATATGACCTCCTTTGTTTTTGGTAGTACATATGTTAACTCTAAAACTCAGGAATATCAAGTGTTTTTACACACTAATATTGTAGAATAACAAAGCTTATTCTTGTGTAGAATTTACAGTTGTGTTTATTTCGTTTGTAAGCCTATGAAGATACCACTCGGCTTTTCTTAAATCTTCATCACCATTTTTATGCTTTTCACGAGTTAAATATTTTATAACATTACCCTTTATATATCCGCGAAACTCCTCATCGGTAAGCTTATCACGGATATAATCTATACATTCAATTTTGCCTGTTGTATAATGGCTCGGGTGATTAACATTATCATTCATCGGAGTCCTCACTTTCATTTGCCCATACAATTCCGCTTAATACAAAAACCACTATCGGAAGTGCGATGCCATTGCCCCACATCTTATATTCAGCAGAATCCGAATAAGGGTCTTTAAGCCATTTTATAATTTGCTTTATTGTTTTTGGCTTCTTATCGGGATTGATTGCTTTCCTATGCGTTTCAAAAACATCATACCAAAATTTTATATCATCTGTTGTAGGCTCTTCGGTTTCAAGACCGCTGCACCACCAATCGGGGAAGCCTTGGAGTCTTGCACATTCGGTTGGGGTAAGCCTACGAACTGTATATTCTATTCCGTCAGTATCATTTACAAGCGGTGGGTCTTTATAGTCTGTTGCGACTAATGTGTTCGCCAGTTCCTTTTCAGCTATCGTATGATGACTGTTTTTACTCGTTGAATATGTAGGTTCAATTACTCCGTTTTGATAACCGGGGTTTGTTCCGTTCACAAGAGTATTTGCTTTGCCTTGTCTTACGCTTTGGCACTCGGGGCGCATTTGCGGATAGAAGGAATATGGTTCTGCTACCGCACCCGGACCTTTTGCCACAATTGTAGGTTCGATTTCTTCTTCAACCGCAAAATTATATAAGGCATTTTGTCCTTGGTTAAATGCAGCTCGGTCAATTCCGTAAGCTACGCCATGCTTTTCGGTAGTATTTAAAGTATAGCTAACATCCTCTTCCGAGTATCCGTTTCCGTGATGTGATGGTCTTGTGCCGTTACCCTCAATGGCGACAATAGCAATGCCACCTTGATTGCAAGATGGATTTCCGCCTTGTCCGTCTAAGGTTCTTGAAGTATCCGCTTCATAAATTCCGCTATGGGGATTAGGTGATTTCATTGCATTTGAACCATCGGAGCAGATGCCGTAGACCTTTGGAACAAATACAGTCTGGTCATTGTTACAACCGAGAGTGGCTGATTTGTTTTCTTGTATTAACGCACCTTTGCCGCCACCATCACAACCGCTTCTTATCTTTAGAGTTTTCGGTGTTTCATCATCAACCACAAAAGGCTGATTGTTACCACCGATACCATAGGTTGCGGATATTGTAGGAGCAACTTCTAAGGGACCTTTGAACCTTGCGTCTTTTCCGTGGTTTTCATATACAGTTGCAGGAACTGTACCGGCACGGAGTGTTGGAGATTTTTCTTCCTCATATCCGATTGACCTTGCATTGGCTGAATGCTCTGTGCAAAAGCCTGCCGATTCCATCACGCAAGGAGGGTGGTGAGCCTCGGCACGAAGGGTTGCGGTTACATCCTCGGTTATATCCATTCGATTTCCGCCTTGGTCATTTAATATAATGCCGTTGCGACCGGTTGACATACCACAGTTTACTCCAAGCGTTGAGGAAATCTCGCCCGTTAAATTGCCGTTATATCCGTCATAGCCTGTCGCATTAGTGCCTTCTTTAAAACGGCAGGCAGTTCTTTGCCACGAGCGGAAGCCCTCCGCAGAATACCCTGACAAGCCTTCTGACTTAAATAATATTTTATCGGCACTCCGACCTCCAAAATCTGCGACAAGGTAGATACGTTTTCTTCGTTGGGGAACTCCCCAAAATTGTGCATCGAATACTCTCCATCCGATTGAGAAATCGTCTCCCAAGATGTGTCCGCTTGATTTCCACTTGTCGCATTGAGGAACAGAGAAGTTATCGTCTTTGACTTTGCCGACCGCTTCGAGAACGCACCTGAAGTCTTCGCCTTTGTTTGAGGAGAAGGCTCCGGGGACATTTTCCCAAACAATGTATCTTGGTTTTTCGCCATTTGTTTTTATCCTCATTTCTTTAATAATTCTTATTGCTTCATAGAAGAGGTTTGACCTGCTTCCGTCAAGTCCTGCTCGTTTACCTGCCACAGACATATCTTGGCAGTTATGAACAACCATTCCATCGGCAATATAACTGTTATCATCTTCAACGGTGAAATTATACACAGTTTTTATTTCATTTGTTTCCGTTATTGATTTGACAAAATACCAACTGTGCAAATTATCGTCTTTAATTTGATTATTTTTATTGTTGCTTAGCTCAACAACATATGTATCCCTTTGGTTTACAGTGCGACCTTCAATTAAATACTTTGAAGGCCTTTTTGTGAAAAAGATAGTCGATGAATATCCGAGAGTCTCTCCAAGCAGTCTTATGCCGAGTGCCAACTTTTTTGATACTGTTGTGATTTTGTAGTGATTATCCTGCTTATATCCGTCACTATCAAAAATTCCTTTTAGCAAAGCGGTACGATAATTTGCTGGCATCGAAAATGCCCACGATGGTATTTCCTTGCCATAGGAATATTTTCCAAAATTCTCGGTTAACCAATCGCATAGCAAACGGCTATTACATTTAACTTTATAGCATGTGTCATTTTCTTCAATGCTGTATCTGCTTGAAACACACGAAACAGTATCAATCAATTCTTGCAGTTTATCCTTTGAATCACAAAGCATTATTGAAGCAAATTTTTCACCGATAGGTCTATTCGGTCTTTGTCCGTCTCTAACCCAACCATCACCTAACCATCTACCGACAAAATAGAAAAACCGTTCCGACAACTCCGGGAACGGCTTATATCTTTTGTTTGCTGAAATAGGAATAGGTATAGGCAAATAATCTGTTGAATGTGGTGTAGCCCAAGGTTTACCAAGCATATCACCAGCTTTTACCCATTTGCATTTATTCTTTGAGTGAGAGTAAATAGGATGATTCGGTGTACATTCCAAGCCATAATGATTTCCTTTAAGAATTATGGTTTTTCCTAATTTACTTCCAACATCCGTTACTCGCTTCCAATGCCCTTTATGAGTTAAAACAACATCACCGATTTTAATGTTCTGAATTTCTTTATATCCCTTATCGGTTAAAATATGTGTGTCGGCAGGAAAGCATGGGCTACCGAATGTGATTATATCAACAGGCTCAATATTTCCGACATCCATTTTGGAAATATCTCCGTAGTGTTTTACTTGAGGTAGCCTTTTTGTTGTAACCCTTATTGCAAACGGCTCAACTTCCGATGCCCAAATAGGAGTAATTCCGGAAAGGATGCCACCGAGTTCAAAGCCACCGCTTCCGGAAAATAAACTTCCTAATGTTAATTTATTATTCATCATATTTATAATTCATCCTCCAACTATTCATCGGCGTCTGTTTCCATTTCCGATATTGCCTGTTCGTAGCTCAGCTCGTTACCATTACGAATAAGAACAATATTTTCGGTATTCCCATTTTTAAAAGCTTTGAATCTTTCAACCGCCACATCTACAAATTTGGGTTCAAGCTCCACACCATAGCATATTCTGTCCGTTTGCTCACAGGCAATAAGTGTTGATGCCGAGCCTAAAAATCCATCAAGCACTATGCCGTTTGATTGAGTGCATTGTTTGATAAGATATGCAATGAGAGGAACCGGTTTAGAAGACGGATGTCCAAAGCCTTCTTTTTCCGAATCCTTTATTCCGTCAAATTCAAATACAGCGGTTTGCTTTTGGTCACCATACCATTTATGCTTTCCATCTTTACGCCACCCCCATATAATAGGCTCCATATTGAATTTCCAATCTGTTCTCATAAAAGGTGCTCTCGGCTTTTTCCAAATAAGCCCTGCACCGACTTTAAAGCCTGCATCCTCAAAGGCATCATAAAATACACGTGTTTTCATTGTTGCATAAAACTCATATATTGACGCATCAATAGCCATAGCATTTTTAAAGTTTGTAAATACCTTCATAAGAAACTCATAGGCTTCTTTGTCATTTAAATTGTCATTTGTAATTGTTCCCGATTTATTCTTCAGTGCAACAAAATATGGTGCATCCGTACATACGAGATTTACTTTTTTCTCACAGAGAAGTTTTGTATATGTATCGGGAATTGTTGAGTCACCGCAAATCACTGTATGTTTTCCCAAACGCCATATGTCGCCTGTCTTGCTAAAACACGGCTTTTCAAGCTCAGCTTCAACATCAAAGTTATCTTCCTTTACATCGGTATCGGTAATCTCATTAAATAAATCATCAACCTCTGCAAGGTCAAAACCGGTTAGGGTTACATCAAAATCCTCTGCTTTCAAGTCGGTTAACAAAAGTGCTAACTTGTCCTTGTCCCATTCACCGGATATTTTGTTTAAGGCAACATTTAATGCTTTTTCTTTGTTCTCATCCATTTCGATGATAACGCAATCAACCTCGTTGATACCCATATCGGTTAAAACCTTGAGCCTTTGGTGACCACCAACAACTCTGCCTGTGGTCTTGTTCCAAATAACAGGCTCTACATAGCCGAATTGCTCAAGGGAGCGTTTCAGCTTTTCGTATTCATCGTCTCCCGGCTTTAAATCTTTTCTTGGATTGTAATCGGCAGGAATAAGCTCTGTTACTTTTTTCTTTTCAATCAACATATCGTTTTGCCGCCTTTCTCAATTCATTAGTTTTGTCGCAATACTCCCAATCAAATAAAGGACTGTTAAAATGTCCGTAAGCGGAAGTATCCGAAAATCTTGTATTTCGTAATCGCAGCTCTTCAATGATGGCAGCCGGTCGCATATTAAATACATCCTTTACGATGCTTGTTAAAGCTTCATCTGTGTATTTGCTTGTTTTAAATGATGTTACTGATACCGATACGGGGTCAGCCTTACCGATTGCATAAGAAAGAGCGACCTCACATTTATCTGCAAGCTCGCTCGAAACTATATTTTTTGCAATGTATCTCGCCATATACGCACCGCTTCGGTCAACCTTTGTAGGGTCTTTGCCCGAAAAAGCACCGCCGCCGTTTGCAGCAAGTCCGCCATAGGAGTCAACCATAATTTTTCTTCCGGTCAGTCCCGTATCGGCAGAGGGTCCGCCAAGAACAAATCTTCCGCTTGGGTTGATTAGGATTTCCGTATCATCATCAAAAGGAAAATCCTTAAAACAAGACCACAGTAATTTTGATACAATTTCATCGGCAAGTGTTCCGAGGTTTTTATCGGGGCGATGCTGAACGGAAACTGTGATATTTTGTACTCGTTTCGGTTTTCCGTTTTCGTACTCGATTGAAACCTGTGCCTTTCCGTCAGGGCGAATGCCTTTTATTGTTTGTTCCTTTCTTGCCGTATCAAGTGCTTTGCAAATTCTATGTGAAAGCACGAGCGGAAGCGGTAGCATTTCCTTTGTTTCATTTGTAGCATAGCCATAAACGGTACCTTGGTCGCCTGCACCTAAATCCGAAAACCAAGAGCGGTCTCCGTTTCTTGATTCAAGAGCAGTATCAACTCCGCCGGCAATATCGGTTGACTGCTTATGTACATATACTTTAATTCTAAAAGCAGTAGGATTGTAGCCCTTATCCATAAGAGCAAACTTTACTATCTGCTTAATGTTGATTTTACCGTTACAGGTGATTTCGCCCGCTACGATAATCTTTCCTTTGGTAGCCATCACTTCACAAGCCACCCTTGACATTCTGTCCTTTCGCATACACGCATCCAAAATCGAGTCGGCAATGTAATCACAAAGCTTGTCGGGATGTCCTGCACATACGCTTTCTGCTGTTTTAAATGTTTTCATTATCTTGTTCCTTTCCGAGCGGTTAACAGTCGCTCCATTAAATCATCTTGAGGATTTGTGCCGCCGTATTCCACGGAGCAGTTTTCCTTCACCACTTGATAAATTTGATACCATAGCTGATTTGATTGCTTCATGTAATCTCGACTTACTGCGACATACGGAGATGTCATCGCACCGCCTGTGGTTGGATGCTTTGCAAGGAAACCAAATGTACTTATGGCTTCTTCGCATTGAATCCAACGAGCAATACACATTGAATATTGTTCTAAAAGTTGTGTACTGATAAGTCTTTCACAACCTCGTTCTTTCAGCCATTCCCATGTTTCTTTGTAGATTTCTTCAGCACCTAAATCCTTACCATCCTTTTGCGTGGATTTTAAGAACTCCTTTACCGGTGGCATATCATAGCCTACGAGTTCGGAAGTGGCATCATCAAAATTTACTATTGTGAGTTTTCTGCCTCCGGGGTTTCCGGATGCAATCTTGTCTGCAAGTGCCTTTGACTTTCGTCCTGCACCTACACGTGAACCTCCTCGGTTCGTACCGTCTTTTGCCATTAAAAATATCACCTCGATTTCGTTATGGGGTAATACCCCTGTTTGATTTCGCTTTTTTGCGTATGAAGGGTCGGGCCCGTTCCTGTGTTTTTGGTTCGTAGAGATGTGATTGCCCCCTATAGGTTTTTATATAAACAACGACTTTTATCTCGAAGAAATGATTCCGCAGTATTATAGGGCATATGCTCATCAAAGAGTAATTGCGTGTTAAACACACAAGGCTTTGATATCAAATGCCCAATCTGCGGAAAATGCTTGAAAGCAATTTCAAAAAAAGTAAATAACAAAAAACATTCATAATGTGTTCATTCCATAACAGTCTCAATTCCTATGTCTTGGTTTCCATCTGCCACCTTCTTTAGCGGTTATCTCTGAGTGGCATACCTTACATAAACTCATAAGGTTTTCTTCGTCGTTTGTTCCGCCTTGTGCTAAAGGCTTGATGTGATGCACCTCTTCGGCAGGAGTGACTAAACCTTTACGCTTGCACATCTCACAAAGGGGAAAGGCAGCAATGTGTCTATCCCTAATGCGTTTCCAAGTTCGTCCGTATCTCTTTTTCATTTCAGGGGTGCGGTCATATTTTTCATATCTTTGTGCCTCGACCTTTCCGTGCTCCTCACAGAACCTACCATCGGTAAGCTTAGGACAACCGGGAAAGGAACAAGGACGCTTTGGTCTTCTTGGCATCTGTTCACCTCGTTTTTTCCAAAACAAAAGCCCTCGAAGGTTTTTAGTCCTACGAAGGCTTTTATGGAGATAAATGTACATCAAAGCTTTAACTTATCTTCTTTGACATTTTACATTATACCATATTGCAATACTCTCATCAACTCTCATCGACTCTCATCTTTTATTATTTTTTCAATTAATTTTAATGCCTTTGAATGAAGTCTGTAAATATGCTGAACACTGTAATTAAGATGTATCGCTATTTCTTCCCAAGAATTATAGCAAAGGTATCTTTCTTCAAGAAGCATTCTGATAACAATATTATCTACTTTTTTTATCAAATTCATAGTTTCTTTTTTTGCATCAAGTAAGTTTGTAATATCATTACTAACCTCATTCTGTAAATCCACAACCTTTACCATTATGTCCTCGTGCCTATGTACATTTCGAGTACCGGATGGTGGAACATCACTGAATGTTGACGTTGTCTTTAAAGCGATAGCTTTTAAAGTTTCTAATTCCTGAAGTTTGTTATTTACAACCTTTTCAAGATTGTACGCACGATTTAAATAATTTTTTGTGGTCATATTATTCTACCTCCGATTTTAATTTTTCTATAAGTATCTCACCATCAAGTTCTGTTAATGTTTTAAACCATTTTGACCTAAAAAACCTGACACAATCTCGTTTCATTTTTATGTCATCATATTTCAAAGCTTTTCTGTAATCCTTTGCAGCTTGGATAATTATTGCATTTGCAAGCTCTTGATATGGCTCAATAGTTATTGAAAGGTGATTTGCTTTTGTAATTGTTCTACTCATTAGTTTCCTCCAATCTGTGCCTTGACCGCTTCAATCAAAGCATCTTGTGTTTTTTCTTTTCGTTTTAAGGCTTTTATGATTTGCTCATCAATGGTGTCCTTTGTGATTATGTGATAAATTACAACTGTGTCATCTCTTTGTCCTTGACGCCATAGCCTTGCGTTGGTTTGCTGGTATAGTTCCAAACTCCAAGTAAGTCCGAACCATATCAAGGTTGAACCACCATATTGAAGGTTCAAGCCGTGACCGGCTGATGCAGGGTGAATCAATCCGACTTGTATTTCTTTTCTGTTCCATCGGTCGATTGCATCCGAGGTATCAATCATTTCAAAATTAACCTTTGCTTTTTTGAGCCTTTCGGTAATTCGTTCTAAATCATGTTTGAACCAGTATGCCACCAACACAGGTTGCCCGTTAGCCGACTCAATTAAATCCTCCAAAGCATCAAGCTTGTTATCATGTATAGATTGTGTGTTTCTATCCATATCGTAAACAGCTCCGTTCGCCATTTGGGAAAGCTTATTTGAAAGTGATGCCGCATTAGATGCATCAATATCCGCTCCGTTTAGGGAAAGAATCAAATCGTTTTTCAAAGTATTATAAAGCCTGTGTTCATCGTCCGACATCGTGACAACTTCCTCGTTTAAGATACACTCCGGCATATTCAAGTAGTCGGTGTTTTCCATTGAGATGGTGATGTCGGATATTCTTCGGTAAATAAGGTCATCGGCATATGGCTTTAGCTTATACGAGAATATAACCTGTGCATTTCTTTTGTCGGGAACGAAATACTTATCACGATACTGTGTGATAAATCTTCCGAGTCTTTCACCCATATCAAGTATTCTGAACTCTGCCCACAAATCCATCAAACCATTACTCGAAGGAGTTCCCGTAAGTCCAACAATCCTTTTGACCTTCGGTCGCACCTTTAATAAAGCCTTGAACCTTTTGCTTTTTCCTGACTTAAAAGAAGATAGCTCGTCTATTACCACCATATCAAAATCGAAGTTGTATCCGCTCTCATCAATGAGCCACGGGATATTTTCACGATTTATGATATTGACCTTCGCATTCTTTTTTAACGCTGATTTTCGCTCCTCGGGTGTTCCCACAATAACTGCAAGCGATTTTGCAAGGGATTTTAGATGTTCCCATTTTTCTATTTCTTTCGGCCATGTATCTCTTGCCACACGAAGGGGCGCTATTACTAAAACCTTTTTTATATCTTCTTGCAATAGTTCTTCTAAAGCGGTAAGGGTAATAACTGTCTTGCCGAGTCCCATATCAAGGAATACTGCAGCGGTCGGATGTCTTAATATAAATTCCGTTGCATATTCTTGATAACTATGTGGTATGTATTTCATCAATGATTCCTCCAATCTGTTCTACGCTGTCTATGATGTAAACCTTAAATCCTAATTTTTCTAATTGTCTTTTACGCTTTACTTGAATAGGTCTTGGTTTCTTTCCGGGTGCTTTAGTTTCAACGAAGAAGCACACTCCACCGCTTAAAAGAATCAAGCGATCAGGCACTCCATTGAATCCCGGAGATATAAACTTCAAACACAGTCCATTTATTTTCTTTATTTCCTGTGTTAGCTTTTTTTCTATTGTTTTCTCAAGCATTTTTACCTCCAAAAGTTGATGATGACAAGCTGACTGACAACACATTAATTTTTCCTATACGTGCGTATATACGCATATGCACTCACGCACACTTTATTTTTTAATATATATACTTTAAATACATATATTTCTTGTCAACTTGTCATCAAACAAACTTTAATCCTTATTTAGTGGGAAATCCCGACTATGACAAAATTGCAGACAACTTTTATTTCTGTCAATTTGTCTTTCGTCTATAGGCACGTTGTTGTCCGTAGATTGAAAAGGTTGTCCTTCCGCCTTTTTCCCAATCGGTTATTTTTTTCATTATTGCCGCGATTGTATATGAGTCAGTAGGTTTCAAACTTGATGGGTCTTTGCCGAAGCACTCACACCATATTTCAATGTTGCAAACAGCGTTTCTGACTACAGTACCCTTGGTGGATTTTGTAAGTTCATCCCCGTATAGGTAATTACGTCTTTCGTAAAGAGATATATCATTCCAATTTTCAGGGAGTGGTGTGTTTAGATATGTTCTTACTATTCCTTCTCGGTCATCGGTTTCCATAGCGTTTACCTGTTCGTCAGCGGCTTCAATAGCATCATTGCCATCAAGAAACAGACTCTCTCCATCTTTATATAACTTGTATGATTCAGCCCAAATTTGCTTAATATCGTAGTCTGTCATATTCCAAGGCTTTAACTTTGAATCTCCCGTAACCGAAATAGGCCAAAACCTTCTGTTTCCTGTAATATCTCTCAAAAAACCTGTTTCTGCATTTGTTGAACCTACAATGATGCATTGTCTTGGATGATTTTCTACTAAGACTCCGTACGAAACACGATATTTGTCGTCAACTCGTGAAATAAAAGATTTAACTGTTTCAACATCAGCTTTTTTCATTCCGGCAAGTTCCGAAAGTTCTAAAATCCAATAGCCTTGTAATTTCTCAGGACCTGCCTTATCTTTCATATCAGTTATTGTCAAACTGTCCGAATACCAAGCACCACCTAATTTTGAGTAGAATGTAGATTTGCCAATTCCTTGAGGACCATTGATAATGGTAACGCTATCAAATTTTTTGCCGGGTTCAAAAATTCTTGCTACTGCTGCAACTTGAGTCTTTTTTGCCACAGCCTTTACATAGTTGGATTCCTTTGCGCCGAAATAATCTATATATAGACTTTCAACTCTCGGAATGTTATCCCATTCGGGTAATGACTTAAACCAATCCCTAATAGGGTGAAAGGCTCTCTCTACCGCTACGGAAAGTAATGCGTCTTTGGTTTTTGTAGGAGCATAGATGCCATAGTTGTTTGATAAATACACCTTTAAAGCTGCGAAGTCCGAATCGTTGAAGCCTTTTTTCGTTTGTTTCCAAGGTAAATCGGAGTTTACATCAATACTATCGCGATGCAAATTATATGCTATTCCTTTTAGATTTTTATCGTTTCTAATAATGATTACAATATTGTCCAACGTATCGTGAACTCTGCCGTGTTTATCCATTGAAAGCTGTGCTTTCCACGAGTCATCGTCATTTGAAAAATCATCTTTTATCTGTGCATTTCGTTCCGATAATAAGAGTAACTTGACTTTTTCATCATTACTTGCAAACTCGGACATTTGCTTATAAGACTCTTTGTCATCTGCGTTTCCGAACAGATGCACACGAACCAAGTCAAAGGCGTTACAAAGCTTACCGCTTGCAGGGTCTGTAGCATGGTGGCTATATGCAAACTTATCATCGTATACAATTACCCCGGCTTGTCCTTCACCGAGAATGTAATCATATCTTCCGTCAATAACGGACGGAGAATAAACATCGGACAGATATTTTTCGATTACATCGGCTATTGAGTATGTTCTGCAAAATGCACCGATAATGCCTTGCTTTTCGAGAGGGTCTTCTTGTTTCTTTACAACAGATTTCCTCACTATGCTTTCTCTTGACGAGGTAGGCAATAATGAGCAGTCTCTCCAATGGGGATGGTTTTGTAAGTATTTATCAGGCTCAAACCAAGCACCGGATATGTGCTCAAATATGTATTCACCGTTTGATGGGGTGCTTGGCCAGTACATAAGCTGATTTACTTTATATGAGCATTCGTCAAATTGGTCAATGCCATAATCGTTTGCAAAATGTCTTGCAATGGCAATGTACTCATCCGGGGAAACATCTCTTACCATAGGAATTATTACTCTTAATCTTGGAGCGGATGGAGTGTGGCTGTGGGTTGTATAATAGCACGATTCGTATTTACATAAACTTTTGAACTTGTCGATAAAATCCACATCGGCATTATCTACATCAAGCGTAAGCATTGAACGGCTTACTACGGTGTCAACTTTTCTTCTGTTATCCTTTAAAAGACCGCCCACAAATCCGCCTTTGTCTTTTGCAAGGTCTCTGTCTGTTTTATTAAGTTTTGGATATTCTTCAACTGTTTCGGGAGTTCGAATTGTCACTTTTAGTCTTTCGCACAATTCATCAAATGTAATAGTTTTATTTGACCATGTCTTTGCATGGGCGCTATTGCCATAAGCTATTGGTAGTAATCTCATATGCACTGTTCCTCCTGTTCATATTCACCTTTAAATGCTCCGTTTCCGGATACCTCACTCATATAGTCCGCTAAGTTATTTAGCATAGTATAATCTTCTTTAGATAGGCAACCGAAATCACTTAATGGTTTAATTCCTGCAGCCGCATCTAATCCGCAATAGTATATAACCGCTTCGCGAAGTGACGGTCCGAAACTTGTGCCATCGTCCTTGTTTAACCTTTTCAAAATGGATTCTTTAATTCCAAGGGCTTCGCTGACGGCATTCCAAGTTTTAAGCTCTGTGTGCTTTGTTTTTACAAGCTTTTGTAAATCCTTTTGGATTGCATTTCTTATGTAATGCTCGATTTCCGAAAGACATATTACTGCTACACGGTTTGTAATTGCATTTAGCATAATGTCTGTTCTATCCTCGGCACAATTTCTGTAATATCTTTTTCTGCATAAAGCATTTACAACAGTTTTTAATCTTTCCCAGTAGCGTTTGCCTTCAAAATCAGTAGGTTGTCTAAATGCCATTAGTGATTCTATCGACAAGCCACAAGACTCTTTCAAATATTGATAAATCTTTGGAGCTAAAGCTATTGCATCACTTCTCATTGCAGCCATGAAATTGTTTCCGTTTTCTTTAACAATATCCATTGCCCAAGGTGTTATTGCCGGGTCATAGATATCTTCAGCCTTGTTATGACATTTTCTGCAAAGGCTAACTAAGTCGGTTTCCTTTTCATTTTTGAAATTATCGTAGGTTAAATGATGTACCTCGGTTGCTTCGTTCCCACAAACACAACATTTAAAATTGTCACGGGTTAAACGATTGTGAGCCTTCTCTTTCCATTCCGAACTTGAAATATATTTTTTATATTCCGGGTTAAAATAATTTGATTTATATGCCATTTTTAAATCCTCCTGTTTATAAATTTTTGCTCGGTCTTGCATATCATTTGTTTTTCCTTTCTGTATAATCAAGATTAAAATATCTAATTGGTTTATGCTTTTTTGTGGCATGGTCAATTTCAATCTGCATTCCGCTTGAAATTTCACTCCCAAACACCCATAGCTCTTTGCAATGTGATAAAATAGCAATATCCATAAACATCGCATCATCTCGTTCTTCACGGTTGCCGTCCGACATAAACTGTGGAAATAACAGATGCGGTGCGATGGGGATATAGCCTTTGTCATAGGCAAACCTTGAATGCTTTCTTGCATTTTCTGTATTTCTTTGTATGTCCCCGGAATATGGTGAGCATATGTAAACGATAGGCATATATCGTTTTGGCTCTTCTTTTGCAATATTAGTTAAAGCTTCATATTCCGTAGGATTCGGATAACCCTCGCTGTTATATTTACTTATATACATTTTCTTTTCACCTCGTTAATCTTTCATATAGAATTCACATTCATATCCATCGGCACGAAGCAGGAGTCCGTCTGCCCAAGGTGGAGTTATTGCCATTTTCGAGCATATATCCTCAAGGCTTTCTTCCGGAGCGGATTCGATAACCAATTCATCGTGAACGTGCATTACAATATTTTTGTCTTTTAAGCTTTTCATAGCAAAGCACAAAATATCTCTTGCAATTCCTTGAACAATATTTTCAACAAGCTTTGGACCATATGTTTCAAGTCGTTCCCATTTCTTTGTACTGCCAACGCCCTCGTATGTGATGCATTCACTTCCGAATTGGTTTATACCGATATGCGGCTTTACATAGCATAGGTTCCTGCCCGATGGGAGAGTAATAAAGAGCATTCCACTTTGGTAATAAAACTTGATGCCGTGAATGGTAGAAGGCACTCTCTCAAATACAGCCCTCATAGCTGCTTTATCAACATCCCACCATAGCTTTGTAATGTTTGGATTTGATGAACGCCACGATGAAACAAGTGGTTGCAATTCTTCTTCCGTAAGTCCCATTTCAATAGCACCCATCGCCTTTAGGGCACCGACCGAGCCGCCATATCCAAGAGCTAATTCTGCGATTTTACCTTTTTGGCGAAGATGAGCATTTACACCATGCTTTTCAACCGGAACTCCAAACATCTGTGATGCCGATGCACAGTAGATGTCTTTGCCGTCACGGAATGTATCTATTCGCCATTGTTCATCTGCAAGCCAAGCAATAACACGAGCTTCAATTGCGGAAAAGTCGGAAACTATAAATTTACAACCTTTCTTTGGAATAAAAGCGGTGCGTACTAATTGCGATAAAATATCGGGAATAGTTTCGGTTTGCTTGAAAAGTGCCTCAAAATTTTTGTCAAATGTCGTTTCCCTTGATTTTTTTATATCTTCAAGATGGTTTTGAGGCAGATTTTGCAGCTGGATTAATCTCCCGGCAAATCTTCCGGTTCGGTTAGCACCGTAAAACATAAACATTCCTCTTGCTCGTCCATCGGAGCAAGCAGCATTTTGCATTGCTTGATATTTCTTTACCGATGATTTTGCCAATTGTTGACGAAGTTCAAGAACTCGTGTCAGTTTGTCATTGGCATCTTTTTTTAATTCAAGTATTGCTTTTTTGTCAATGCTATCAGTATAAATGCCTTGAGTAGAAAGCCAGTATTTCATTTGAAGTACAGAATTTGGATTTTCAAGTCCTGTAATCTTTTGCAGTTCTTGTGTGTTTTTGTTGCGAATAATATCATCAACCTCTATAGCCGAAGACACAAATTCCAAATCAACCAAAACACCTCTGTCATTGATTTCTTGGTCGATATGATATTCATCCCATACAAAATCGGGAACAGTGAACTTTTGCAATTTTTCTTGTATTGACATCTCAACCTCAACATCACGCTTGTTATATGCTTTGAAGGTTTCCCATTTATCAATGGCATGATGTGGTAGGTTTCTTGTTCTGTTTCCGTTTGTTTCGGTCGGCTTGCACGGAACACAAAAATATCGTATAAGGTCTTTGCCTTCCGTCATTTTCTGTTCATCAAGCTTTAAGACAGAGCCGACACCTTTTAACGATAACGGCAGTCCCATATATGCCGACCATACAAGGGAGCATTTCCACGATTCGGGGTTAAGGTATTTTCCAACAGGATATCCAAGATGCCTTGATAAACACACTCTTTCAAAGCTTGCATTAAATGCCCACTTGGTTACATCGGGTGAAATGATGGCTTTTATTATTTCTTCCGGGATTGACTCGCCCTGTGCTATGTCAATTACTTTCACAGGTCCGTTATCAATCGAATAACCAAAGAGCAATATTTCAAAATTCGGAGAGGAACAATAGCGGTAGACCCCGGCTTTACCAAGGTCTACATCACTATATGTTTCCAAGTCTATTGACAAGCTTCTCAAGCTAAGAAATCCTCGTCATCAGATGTTGCAAAATCGGATGCTGCTGAACTTCTGCCACCAAGATGTTCACCGTCTGCAAGCTTTTGAATGTTGTTAAGACCGCAAGCAATACCTTTGTTGCCGTTGTTGTTAAAAGCATAGAAGTTAATACTTGCTCTGCCGTAGCAACCGGAATATATCTCTTCGGGGTCAATAATTTCATTAAGGTTGGAATCTACAACACCTGGTTTTCTTGTACAATTTGTGTTTACGAAATAGCTGTTTGCATAAGCCTCATCATCGGGTCTTTCCATATCTCCATCACGGAGCGGAGTTTTCATAACAGATAATGCAGGAACTGTTCTGCCGTTGCCCTTAAGCTTTGCCTCGCCGTTTTTATATGCAGCTTCGATTGCAGCCGTAATCTTATCAATTGTTGCTGTATCATCTTTTGGAATGATGAGTGAAACTGAATACTTAGGTGTAGAACCATTTACCGATTTTGGCTCAAATACATTTACATAAGAAAATCTAACCTTACCTGTTACTACTTTTGAATTTAAAATATCATTTGACATATCTTTGTCCTCCTAAAATTAATCATTAAAATCTTGTTTTACTGTTGATATTTCCGGTCTTTTATCACTTTCCGGTACGAGTGTAGGCTTGCCTTGTGGCTTGTGGACAAGGTCACCTAAAATTTCATTAAATTTGTCTTTGCCCAGCATTTTTTGCATTTCTGTAATTCCGAGCAATTTCTGTTCATACGGGTCAAATCCCGCCGCCAGTACAGTAGAAGCTACGGATTTTTCATCCGTGTACTTACGAACGGAACGCCCCTCGACAAGCTTGTAGCCTAACCACTTTTTGCCGTTTAAGGCTTCGGTGTAAGCGTAATCCTTAATATCCGAAATCCATGATGCAAGTTCATCGGCTTTGTCAAGGATTGATGAAACCTCTTCATCGGTTAAAAGCGGTGGCATCTTAAAATCGTACTTTGCCATTGCCAAGTTGTACTCGGCTCTTTTTCTGCAGTCTTGTTTTGCCTTGCAGAAAGCACACCATTCACCACAGGCATATTCACCGACTCCTTCAAAGGCAAGCTTAGCTGCAGGTTTTAGAATGGTTTCAGCCCATTCGAGAAGCTCGTCCTTTGAAATTGTGTATGTACTGATGTTTGCGCGTCTCGGCTGATAAATTGTCATTGCAACAGTATCAACCGCATAAAGGAAACCGAACATTTCCAAAGCACCGAGAGCATATAACATCATTTGCGGATTTCTTTCGGCATTTACAAGTACACCTTGTCCGTGCTTGTAATCAATGATGTTAAGAGTTCCGTCTGCGATTACGATGCAGTCCCCGGTTCCAAAGCCTTCCTCGACATATTTGGAAAAGTCGAGTTGTTGCTCAATAAGAACTGTTGGGTCGGGACATTTTTGTTTTGCCTCTTCCAAAACCTCCATAACAAATGATGCATAACCCGTTGCACAATCATCCATTTCAGAGTTGAAGTATGTAAGATTTTCTGTCGGGTCTTCGCATTCTTGTCCGAGAAGCTTACGAAGCTTGTACTCGCAAAGTTCGTGTGCGTCTGTGCCCTCCAAAGCAAAGTCGGAGCTTTTATCTTCGTAGTTTTCACATAGCCTTGCCGATGGTGGGCAGTTCATCCAGCGGTGTGATGCGGATGCGGATAGTAGAGCATGACCTTTAGGTGGCATCTGCAAACACCTCCAAGTCTTTCATCACATTTTCGTATTCATCCGGGGATAAATTTGTGAGGTTGTTCGAGCCGTGCTTTTGAAGAATTTTTTTCATTTCCTCCGCATAGCCTTTACCTGAAAAACCTTTCATCAAATCACGGATGTTTTCAAGTGATGGTTTAAGTGCTGAAGTATTTTCATTTTTCTCCGTATTGCAATCTTGAGAAGAAGAAAATACCGATTGAAGATATTTTGCAATGTCTACGATTCTTTCACCGCATTTTTGCAAATCTTCAAGCTCTGCAGAAAGCTCAGCCATCTTGCTCATACAGATGCACCTCCTGCAACTTCTGTGATTGATAGCTCTTCCACGCTATCTCCCGGAACAATGACGGTAACCTTCATAGGTGTGCCAAGCAAGAAACGAAGCAGTCGTTCTCGTATTGTCACCGTTCGGCACGCTGCAATGCCACCATTAACCGGTTTTTTTGAAACGCTGATTTTGAGTCTGTGTTTCATAAAATCATCCTTTCTGAAGGGAAGAATTTTTAACCCCTTCATAGGTAGGCCACGAAAACGGCATTTTGGGGTCCCTATTTTAAAAAAATTTTTAATTTTTTTCTTGATTGCTCTATGGACTTTATGATTTGTTTATGGTCAACACCCTCTGTTTTTGCGATTTCTCTGTAAGATTTCCCATCTAAATACATAGAAAATCTTCTCTTTTGAACATCACTTAATTGTTGAAGAGCATCGTTCAAATGCAAATTTATGTCTTTTTCGATTATTTCGTTTTCAATATTCTCATCTGAAGGAAATAAGGCATCATCCAAATTGAATGATTCTAAAGAGCAATGCCTTCTGGTTTCTTTGTGATTAACATTAAATTCTTGTCTGTCGAGTTCTAATAAAATAGAACCCCATTCTTCTGATACTTCAATTTCTGTTGCTTCATTTACAAATTCATACTTAATTTTCATAATAAAAAAACTCCTTTAGATTTTTAAATCCGCAGGAGCCTTTTTATCTAATCCGTAGAAAAGAAAAACGGCCGTGGATACAAATACTCCTTAAATGAAGTAATTTGTAATCCAGGCCGTCTCGCAGCTCTGCGGATTCTATTATTAACTTACTTTTATACTTTTGTATTCAAAATTTTTTTCTTTCCTAATAATCGTAGTAAGTATTCCGTTGATTTCATACTCTTGTCGATTACCGACAGAAAGATAGGTTCTTGTTGTTGATTTCTTATTTCGGCTTTCTATAATACCGGTTTCTTCATCAACCATACAAACAAGTTTACCTAAACAATCTCTGACTTCTTGCATTTGCTGCCTCCTTATGTATAATTGTCATTAGCATCACTCCTTTGTGTTTTCTGTTCGCATAACAGCGAACATATAAAGTAAAATTTTTGCAGCGAGTTTATTATGCCCGCTGCATTGCGATTAATCAAGCAAAGAATACAAGTCCATATAGGCTTTATTTGATTGATAATCCATAGTGTTTGGGATGAATTTTAGTTGTTGTAGTCGATACATTGCCGCTTCCTTTGAAACATTAAATACCTTACTTGTTTCTAAAATAAGAGGAACGGGTTCGGTAATACTGTTTTTGTAATCAGCAGCAAGAATAGATACAGACTGTTTTGGCATAAGAATAGCTGATGCAAAGGCGTTTGCTTGCCACTCCATACGTTCCTCGTCTGTCCAATTCTTTGGATTTGTACGGCTTAATGTTTCATTCAAGTTCGACCTACATTGTACCATAGCACTGCAGTCATCCAAATCAAAAATAGATAACTGATTTGGGTCATAGTAATAATATGTTGAATGATATACATCATGACCGCCTTCGTGCATAATTGTAAACCTACGGCGGTGTTCTTGATTTTCTGCAAGAAGTGTATTATCAATAATAACCGTTCTTGCGTCTGTGTGGATATATTCTGCTTTATTTTTCTCCGGGTCGTATATGATGACTTTATTTGTGTCATTAAAAATCATCATACCGAGAAACCTTCCATCATTAGATAAAAATTGATAATCCATTTTTAATCGAAGATAGAATTCAATAAATTCTTCAGCATCTATTTCCATAGGTTTTTTTAGTGCTTCGGGGCAAAAGTCAAGAATAAATCTTTCGCCGTGTAAATCAATTTCATTTTTGCTAAGTATCGGTACATTCTTTTTTGTTGTTCTAAATGATGGATTGTACATATTATTCCTTTCTGTTTTTTAATTCCGCGACAAATTTTTCCCAATCGTCTTTGTCAGCACCAAGGTCTCGTGCCGTACGCAATGCAGCTGCAACATAATCATTATCCTTAATATACTCCGGTAAATCAGGTGCAACATCATCACGCTTTTTTCCTGCAAGGTCAAGCATTTCAGTATTTTCTTCCTCACTTAACGCAAGCACAGAACATATCTTTTCTAAAATTTCAAGCTTTGGTGGATTTTTTCTGTCCTTTTCGATGTCAGTCCAATAAGGAGCAGACAGTCCTATTGTCTCTGCAAACTTTCTTAAAGATATGCCTTTTTTTAACCTTTTCTCGGTAACAAAGCTACCGAATGTTTTTTTAGTGTTCATTTTTTTAGCCTCACACTCTTTATCCGCAAAAATCAAGTGCAGATAATCCTTTCTTTTTATGTTGTTATCTGTTCGCCTTACAGAGAACACTTTTATTATACACCCATAATTTGATTTTGTCAATAGGATAAATGTAAAAAAATTATGAATACATAATTCCGGGCATTCTTACACTATCTCTATTATCGCACGGCATTTTTAAATCACCCATTAAAACCGCATAAGTAATAGATTTTTTGCCGAACCTATCTCTAATTCCTTCAATTGCATTTTGTACGCGTTCCTTTTTTTCAATCAAATTATAATCATTAAAAAAGTCGCATTGAATGTTTCTGTTTGCGGAAACAAGTTCGGTTGCTCGCACAGTTACAGAACGAACCTTTGAATTCCACACATAATTTTCTTTAAAAGAATTAAAGGCGGTTTTAGCAATTTCCGAAGGTAACTGAGTAATAAACGGAAGTTTACATTGAAATTGACGACCAAACAATGTGTTGTCTCTTATATATACTTGAACGGTTCTTGCAGCTAATTCGTGTATTTTTAGCTTATGTCCTATGTCCTGTGAGAGTTCAAACATTACCTTCCACACATCATCCTCGTTTTCTAAATCAGCAGTACAGGTGATTCCGTGACCGATTGACTTCATCGGAGATACAAAATCTTTTTGCATAACACGGGACTCGTCAAATCCGTTTGCATATTGCCACAATCGAACACCGTTTACCCCAAACCAACTTTTTAAGTATTCGGGTTTAAGATTTGCAATATCACCTATGGTATGGATACCACGACTTTCAAGTTTTTTCATTGTTGCTCTGCCGCAATAAATCATTTCATCAGCTTTTAGCGGCCATACTTTTGTTTTCATATCCTCTGGGTTAATGACGGTAATTGCGTCGGGTTTCTTCATATCGGAACCAAGCTTTGCAAATATCTTATTATATGAAACGCCAATGCTGACAGTTAAGCCTAATTCGTTTTTTATCGTTTGCCTTATTTCTTCAGCTATTTTTTCGGCATCGCCAAACAGACAGGTAGAGCTTGTAACATCAAGCCAACATTCGTCCATTCCGAAAGGCTCAACATAATCCGTGTATTTATAATAGATTTGATGAGCCAATTTAGAATACTTTAAATACTGGTCATACTGAGGAGGAACAAGGATTAAGCCGGGACATATTTTCTTTGCTTCCCAATTAACCATACCCGTTTTGACACCTGCTTTTTTTGCAAGTTCCGATTTTGCAAGAACGATGCCGTGCCTATCTTCGGTAGCACCGCAGACGGCTACTGCTTTACCCCTTAATGCCGGGTTTAACATCATTTCAACAGAAGCATAAAAGCAGTTCATATCACTATGCAATATTGCTCGTTTTTGCATTGCAAATCTCATCCTTTCTGTAAAAACTTCATCTTTTTCATCGAAAACTATTGACAAATGAAGATTTTTGCTGTATAATTTTACTTGTAACCTCATCAACTGCATTTATTATATCACTAAAAATGAACTTTGTCAAGATGTAAAATGAATTTAGTGAAGTTTTAATGAAGTTGACTATGAAAGGAAGAAAATAATTATGAAAACTTTTTCCGAAAAAGTGAGAGAAGCCAGAACCCTTTTAGGAATGAACCAACAAGAACTTGCTGACTTGGTAGGGATTTCTAAAAGAGCAATTGCAGCTTATGAGTCAGAAGGCGCAAAACCACGCCACTCTACCATGTTGAAAATGGCAGATGCATTAAAAGTTTCTATGGATTACTTAACTAAAGATGAAATAGATGACCCTACCTATGGTATTGAAAAGCAACCATTTGTGGAAGAGGCTCGTGAAATATATGGAGCAAAAGAAGCAAGAGAAGTTGACTTCTTAATGGAAAGAAATGCAGCTTTGTTTGCCGGCGGTGAAGTTCCACAGGAAGTTAAGGATAAATACTTTGAGGCTGTAATGGCTGCATATCTTGAATGTAAAGAAGAAGCAAGAAAGAAATTCGGTCGAAAGAAAACGGAATAG